GACAGCGCCGCTGCCTTTAGTTGCTCTTTCATTGTCTTGCTCCTTTAATGCCCCTTAGTTGATCTGTTTGAGTACAAACACCGTATTAGTACCTGATGCAACAATTCCGTATAAGCCCTCATTGTCACCTACAGGTAACTCCATTTTGTCATCAGTATCTAGCTTGTAACCGTTTGCTGTGGTTACGTTGCTAGCACCTATGTACAGGGCACCGCCTGAGTTATGAAGCCATACGGTTTGGTCAAAAGTTGATGCAGCAACCAATAAAGTTGCCGTTGTAGTTACTGATACTTGTGAGCTAGTTGGCATTTTGTAATCCTAACTTTGTAATTAAGGCTGTTACCTTTTCAGGCGTTAAACTTACCTCAAAGTGCATCTCATCTTTGCGGTTTTTGTAATCGCCACCCCAGGTTAAACCATATTTTTTAGCCAGGGCGCGGATCATAGGTACTTTGCCAGCCTCAAACGTGCCCACTTTGCCCAAAGCGTGCTGAGTAGCGTTTAGGTCTATAGCTGTACCTGAGCTGTGGTTGCTTAATTTAGTTGCCTCACCTCGCACCATACGGTAACAGTAGCCCCAATCATCTAAGCCGCCTGTGTCTATTGGCTCAATAAGTGTATGAAACTCAGCGGCAAAACCAACGAGCAACGGTGCAACCTTTTCAGCGCACCGCAGCTTAATAGTTGTACCAGGTACAGGGTAAGACTTTATGCCTATCTCAGCTTGATCCTTCGATGCTGGCCAACCGTTATAACTTGTTTCCATTATGAAAGTAAGAGGCGCGCCTCATCCTCAGTTAATCCCATACGAGCTAAAAGTGCAGCTTTATTAGCGGCTTTGGCGGCTTGCGCTTCATCCTCGGCCTTAGTTTGAGCTAAATCTCTTTGATTTTGAGCTAATTCATCTGCATCCATTTCGCGTTCTACGATTTCGCCTGTTTCTATATTATGTATTTTTATAATTGCCATTTAATTAACTCCGTAAACTACATAATTACCACTAGTAAAGTTACCGCCACCGCTATTAAATAGATTTAATTGGCTAATGGTTGTGGTGTTGTTGTAATATAGAAAACTCATATAATAAGATCCACTTGTAGAGGTTGTTGCATTATTGTTAATGCTTCGCACAAAACCAAGTTTCCAAGTTGCGTCATTGTAAGCATAAATATCAACCACAATAATTCCTTGACTTGCTCCGTTATCTACATCGCTTGCAATATTCCATAAAGTAGAACCAAAAGCAGAATTAGAACTTGCCCAATCTTGCATATAACTAGAGGCCGTTGAGTCATTATTGACTCGTAAACGTAAACTTTGGTTATCTGTTGTAGGACGATAATTTGTTATTACTAATTGGAGATTTTTATAAGTAGATGGAATACCTGTAATTGCTACCGCGGTCCCTGATAAAGTACCCGAGGCCACCGACGTCATACTTCCGCTTGCTGGTGTACTCCATTTTAATCCTGTTGCCTCGGCTGAGTCTGCCGTGAGCACCGTATTATTCGCTCCCACGCCGATACGACTAAAAGCATCAGCCCCCGTACCTGCTACTAAATCACCTTTAGCATCTATCGCCGTTGCCATTGAGTTAGTAACTGTTACGGTGCCTGAGGTACCGCCGCCGCTAATACCTATACCTGCCGTTACACCCTCAATGTCTCCAGTTGCCCCTGAGGCTACCCAAGCTGCACCGTCGTAGTACCATAACGAGTTAGTGTCTTTTGTAAAAGCAAACTGCCCCTCTTGTGGTGAGGTAATCGCTGCATCACGTGCTGCGGTGCTAGCAAACACGTTAATACCTTGCATGAGGTAGCCGTTGGTGTCGGCTGCCGTTAGCACCTCGCCAGTTGTAAAGGTTTTAAAACCTAATCCAGCTGCCATAATTTTGCTCCTTAATAGGCCAATACGCCGCTGTCAAGCAAGCCGTATATGGATGAGTTTAATATAAAGCCGTCAATAATTGGCTCTAAAGTGGTAAGTGTTGTTTTCCAGCTATTAGGCGTAATGCTTTGAGCTACGCCAAACACCTGCAAAGTTTTAGTTAGGGTTGATCCGCCAGGCTGATTAGTTGTAATGGTTACTGGGTCAAAGTAATCAAGGCCTAAAGCTGCAACCGTGCCAGCTGTGTAATTATCTGTGTATAAATCTAGCTTGATTGCATCACAACGTATAGAGGTTTCAGCCCTAGAGGCCACGTAAGCGCGGGCATAATCCAGGGCTACGGCATCGGTTTGCATCAGTAGGTTTTGCTGGTTGTAGCTATGAATAAAGTATTTATCTATGCTGGGCTGGTTTATAGCCGTTTGTGCTGTGCCACCCGTGCGGGTGATCGAAGCTGAGTTATAAACCAAAGTGTCATCAAGGCGCCAAACAGCATCAAAGTAGCTAATATCTGTGCCATTATCGTTAAACACAACAGGGGCTTTACCTGTGCTACCAGCTGTAACGGCTCTATCTTGAAACACAAACGAGCCAGCCGCATCCACGTATAGGGCGCCGTACTCGCTTATCTCTACTGTTTGCATAGCTGCAAGGCTTGTGCGGGCTGTGCCTGGGTCTGCCTGCATAGTTGTTAAACCTGCATCAACATCGCGCATTGTGGCAGGCCAGCCAATTTGATCTAAAATCTCATTTATACGAGTGCCTGATAGGTCACCCGCCGTTGCCCCTGTCACCGTACTAATTTGTGCATTTTGTGCAAGCCTAAAAGCATCCACGGCTGTAATAGTTGTATATACAACATCATTAGCATTTTTGGGTGTAGTGGTTACATAGGTTGTAATAAACCCTGAAAAGATAGGGTAGGTAACGGCGCCGTAGGTGGCTGTAATCTGCACTTTACGCATAGGGGTTAAAAGGTTGTAATACGGTGAGCTAGGATTTTGCGGATTAAAGTCTCCATTTTGATCAACAATACGCATAGTAAGCGTGCCTGTTTGAAATTGGTCAGCCTGTGGATTGCGCCCACGCATAGTTTGTATGCTGTCAACAACATTAGAGACATCCACAATAACCGCCGTTGTGTCGGCTAATACATTAGTACCTAATACGCCTGTATCTAGGATCATAGCTTGAGCAAAACTAGGCCCAGTACTAAAGTTAATAACAGCGTTAATTACTGGGATTGTCATACGGCAATAGCCCCCGCGTAGTTAAGGTTGTTACCAAACCTATTGTTTTGTTGTACAGCTGTTTGTACAACCTCAATAAGTCCGCTTGTCCTATCTATGACCTCTACGGTTACTTTACTGGCTGACTCAGCGGTTCTAAAGGATTGCAGCGCCCCGCTTGTGTCTGTGGTCATACCTAACTTAGCCATATAAAGCTGTAAAGCCACCTCATCAGCTGCATTTTGTTGGTCTAATAAATCTGCAAAAGCATTAGCACGTGCGGTTGCTGCATCTGCATATTCCAAAATTGCCGATACTGAGGCCTTTGCTGCCACTTCTTTGCTTATTGGCTCTATGTAATCTCCTACAGGGATACCTGTGCCTAGTGATCCACTTGTAGCGGGCTTGCTCAAAGATTGAGCATTAGCTACACCCAGCAACCTAAGCATCTCCTCAATTTTAAGCAAAGCCATATTAAGGTTGTTTTGGTCAATAAGCTCTTTAGGTTTAAAGGCATCAAGAATATTTTTAATATCCGTTAATTTAAAACTTTGGCTTTGTAGCGTGCCTAAAATCTTTAAATCAGCATCTAGTTTTGCAGCTAAGCGGGTTGCCGCGGCTACATCCTTGTTGGCTATTGCATCCTCTAGTGCCAACATATCTTGCTTAATTGTCAGGCGTACAAGGTCATTTGCTAGCTGCAAGCGTTGCTGATCACTAGCCGATACGCCCAGCTTGTTAATCTCATCTTGCTTAGCCAATAAGGCAGCTTGTATTTGAATAGCATCAAGGTTAAATACATCCTGGCCTTTACCTAACGCCAGCGCAGCCTTATCTAAAGCCGCCTGGTCTTTCTTTGCTTTGGCTGTAGCAATTGCGCTTTTAGCCTGATCTTTAGCTAATTTAGCAAGCTCTTTATTACGCTTAATTGCATCTAGCTCAGCCTTTTTACTAGCTGCCAAAGCTGCGCGGCCTGTGTCTTGATTAGCCAAACTCATAGGCTGGCTAAAAGGCTGTGGGCCTTTAATCTCTTTTAATAATTTTTCTGCCATTTGTGGGCTAAAATTGCCTAAAACTTTACTTACAAAACCAAAAGCGCCCTTAACTATGCCTGCACCTGGGATAGTTGCTATCTGCTCTTTAAGGTATACAACACTATCTATAAAATTAGCTAAAGACTTAGCGGCGTTTTCTATCTCTGTGCCTACGTTATTTATGCCCTCACTACCTGTTAACGAGTCAATAGCACCTAATAAGCTTGTGCCAATAATCTCTGAGGCATTGGATGAGGCAGCTGCAAGTAAAGACATTTGCCCAACATAAGTATCTAGGCCCGCTTTACCTGATCCAGCAAAACGCTCATTAAGCAAAGCCATAACATCATCAAAAGACATAGCTTTAATTTCAGCTTGTGTAAGTCCTAAGTTGAGCTGTTTCAAGCCTTTTGTATTGCCTACATAAGCCTGACTTAATATGTCAATAGTTGAGGCGTAATCTAAACCGCTGCCGCTAGAAACATCAAAAGCAAGACTCATAAGCTTTTCAGTTTTGGCTACTGAGCCAGTAACAGAGGCTAACTGGGCAAAGGCTGGGCGTAGCTGATCATCAAGCACGCCTGTTTGGCTTTGCATTTTAGATATAAAGCCCTCAGCATCAACAGCTGCATAGGCTAGGCCAACGTTTTTTAAAGTGTTAGCCAATAACCTTTGAGCTTTAATATCCTCGCTAGCTGCCTTAACTGAGGCTTTGCCATAGGCCAAAATGGCAGCTGCGCTAAGGGTTACGCCTAGCGTACGGCCTAAGTTTTTTACGCTACCTGTGAGTTTCTTAGTAGCCTTTTCAGCATCAGCAAAAGACTTTTTACCTAAAAACTGGCTGGCAATATTTATTACTAGATCGGTAGCCATTACGCTGCCCTCTTTGTTAGCTCATAAAAGTTAGCCGCTGAGGTTTCTAAAGCTTTAATAATAGCCGCGTTAGCCCTGCCGTTATCCTCAGCCCAGGCACGGTAAATTAGGCGGCCTGTCTCTTTTGTTGTAGGTCTGCCAACCATACCTTTAGGGCGTGCATTAACTAGCTGGCCTGATGAATTGAGGTTGCTAATAAACTGTTTGCCCGCGTTGGGGTTGGCTGAATTGTTATAGCCCTTACGGTTACCGCCAGCTGGCTCTACAAGGTAGTTGAGCTGATAGGCACCCTGTTTGTAATATTCGCCCGTTGTACGGTAAACCAAACTTTTGCGCTGGTAATTAGGTTGCCCGTCTTTGTTTTTACGTCCAGCTGTCTCATAGATAGCACCCGCAGCTGATTTATTAAGGATACGAGCTAAAGCCACAAAGCCGTTTTTGTTTGGCTTTGAGGGGCTTGTGCTGTAGGTAATGCCAGCCTTAGCTTGTACTGAGTTAAACTTTGGAAAAGGTCTATACACAAGATTTTCTGCACCTGATATTTGTTTAGTCCAGCCTGATAGCACCTGGTTATCACTAGGCACAAAACCACGTGCAACCGAGGTTACAGTTTTTAAAGCTGCGGCCATTTCAATTTGCGTTTGCTTAGATAGATCAGGGGCAAAGCGTTTAAGGGCGAGACGAAGCTGTACGGCCCCCTCTAGCTCTACTGGCATTTTGTAGCTCCTTTGCTCTATCCTGCAAAACTTTAAGCATATTACGTAGCATTACATCATCAAGGTCTAGCAAATATTGGGGCGCGATACCCGTTTCTACGGCTAGCTGCGCTATGAGGTAACCAAAATTACCGCGCCCCACTATTGCGAAGGGTCATCATCCAATACCTCAACCTTAGCTAAGGTATCTAAGAATAACGCTCCAAAAACAGGCACCTCAACCCCACTAGCCCTAAGGCACTCGTGAGCTAAAAAGTACACGTCCGTTTGCTTTTCATCATCTCTAAAGGCTTTATGAAAACCTTTCTTTGCATATAACTCAAAGGCATACTCAATACGGGGCGTTATCTGATGCTCAGATACCGTACCGTCCACCCTTGTTATTTTAAGCTTTGCCATTGTTAGCCCCTTGTCTGTTTAGTTATGGTGCGGTTGTTATTACAATTGGTGAGTTACAAGTAAACGTAATGCTCTGTGTTGACTCATCAGCAACAGCGCCGTTAATGTCGGTTGTGTTGTTAACCAAAACCGTTGTGCTGTATAGCGGGTTAGTTGTTGAAACTACGCCGTTTGTTTGCTTTAGCGTTAGGGCAACTGTTGTACCCCAGGCAGCTTGTAACGTTGCGCGTACTGATCCTGCACCTGAGGCAGCATCATCATTTAGAAAGTCTAAAGTGATCGTGCTAGCTTCAAGGCCTTTTACAAACTTATGAGCGCTGTCACCCATAGCTGTTACCTCTAGCTCATCAAAGCTACGGTTAATTGTTGCGCTTGTAACGTGGTCTGATAGCACTACTGAGTTAAGAGTAGCCACTACGCCGTTTGATAAGAAAATTGCCATTAGGGCTATTCCTCTACTTTCTGTGTTGTTGTTTCTTTTGGTTGGGTTTCTTTAATCTCCTTTGGCAAATCCTGGCCAATCTTGATTAAAAATGCTTTTTCCTCATCTGTAAGTGCCATTTTATGCTCCTATGTCCAGCTTGTTAGTACGGATATTTGTAGGTCTGCCGTTAGATATTCACCTGATGCAACGCTCAAAACACTAGGCGCGCTAACGCCAGTAACATTAAAAACAATTGCACTAGAGGCTAGTTTATTAAACACGGCTACTATTGTGTCCTCTATGCCAATTAAATTAGAGGCATTGTCAAACATTGGCACCGTCATAATAATTTTAAAGTTTGCTAAAGGTGCAATAGCTGCACGTGAGTTATTGCTAGGCGTAATATATGGATCAGCTGGGGCCACCACAACGCTGCTACTTTGCATTGTTGAGGGCGGGTAATTAAAAACTGTCCATACCCCAGCATTAGCCAGGGCCGCAGCTATAGTGCTGCGTAGAGTTGTTATTGCAGCTGTCATCATCCCACCATAGCCGCGGGTGATAAGTAATTAGCTAAAAGCCCGCGCACAGATGCCATTAAAGTATTAGACATTTTAAACGGGCTAGGGCTGTAGCCGTCCACGCTTGTACCGCCGTTTTGTGTGCTAAAGCGTGCTGTCCAAATATTTTCAGCCAACATAAGCGCAGCTGCGTTAATTGCAGGAGTATTTGCATAAGTGGTTGTTTTTGTATCATCACCTGTAACGGTGCCATAAGGCAACACACGCCTAAAGTTTTGATTAGCTGCGGTCTTAGCAAACTGAATAAAGCTGTAGCCCTGTGGGTTTTGCCAATAGTTAAGGTTCATATTAAACGCTGGCAAAATATTAGCTGTGCCCGTGCTAAAAGGTATTGTGCCTGTGATCGTATAAGTACCGTTAAAGGTTGAGCCGCACCCACTCAAGGTTACGCTTTCGCCTGTTGTAAATATGCCTGGGTTAGCAACCATAACCGTAGCTACGTTATTAACTAAAGCTGTGCCAACAACAGGTGCGGCATCAAACCACAAAAAGCCGTTAATTAAATCCTGAGCTGCCTGGCAGGTGTCCTCTATCCAGGTGTAAGAGTCGTACAGGGTGCCAACGCCCAGCGAGGCTTTTAAAGTCGCGGCGGTAACGTAGGTTGCTGGCATTTGTGTACTCCTTACTTACTTAGGTTTGGTGAGCCTCAAAGGGCTAAGAGGCCCACCAAACTATTAGTGGGTTATCTTAGGTAAAGTTGTAACGGATAATACCCTTAGGCATTTTAGCAATTGTTGCCATATATCCATAGATAGCAACCTGTACCTGTAGGTTAGATACAACGTTTACAGACATATACGCCTGAGGTGATTGGTAAACAGTAAAGGCCTCAGGTGCAAGAATAATTGCTGAGTCATCAACAGTTGTTGTGGCTGCAAAGTTCTTGTCAACGTATAGATCAAGGCCTAGCACGTTACCGCGAATTGAACCTGGTTGGGTAAGCCCGCCCGCGTTCATCGGCTGGCTGGCCGAATAAATTGGCCGCCCCGTGGTATCCGATGCGGACATCAAAAGCTGCCATTGGCTTCCATTAGCTACGTAGTTTTGTGCATAGTAGCCAGTAGCCTCATAAACAAGACGTGCTGCTTCTGATGCGTAACCAATAATACCCGCAGACGTTGCTGCCTGTGCTGTTGTAGCAACAGTACCCGCTGTAATAAGTGCAGCATTAACTGTTGTGTCAAGTGTCTTTAAATACGCATTTTGAAGCTGAGCTGTCAATTCAGAATAGAAATTGGGATCTGATCTTTCCAAAAGCTCAATTGAAATGGTATTCATACCTGAGTACTTATTTACAGTACCTGATAGGTACTCTGTAACCATTCCTGTATTAGCAACGGCGCCGCCCTCTGCTTCAACGGTTACTACAGGTGCTACGCCTGATTTACCGCCCGCAGACGTAACCAAAGAAGGCACGTTGATCGTCATGCCACTAGCTGGCAAAACTCCGCGTGAACACGCATCTATAGACGGTGTTCCAAAACGTGTATTCGTTGGAAACTCGCTTAGGTATTGTGTTGGTGAAAATGCAGGGTTAGTACTGAAATCATCATCGGCTGCCGTAATGTAAAGTTTTGAGTCCTCGTTGCCGAGTGCAGCTTTGATTTTATGCTCTGTGTATGCACCCATATTGACAATAGGTGTGCGTACTCGTTGTGAGTTAAGTGCGCTAGGTAGGATGATTTTACGAGCTGCCTCTACTGTAGGTGCAGCCTGCTCTGTGGCGTCAACGGCCTCAGGTGCGTTTTGATCGGGGGCTGTAGTCACAGCGGCCTCGCTTTCGGTTTCGGTTTCGGTGGTTGTTGTATTTATTACGGTGTTAGTAGTCGTAATTTTTGTACTAGTTGTTTCAGCTGCATCTAGTGGCATATCGCCCTCTTGCGCACTAATTTTTTGCACCGCAGCGCTACTAAAAGCCGCGCTCTCGACAAGTGACACTTCGCGTAAAGTGGCAGCGGTGACCAGGAGATAGTCCTTTTGGGGCTTTGATGCTGTAACTTCAACACCAACGGATAAGCCGTCCATAAGTTGTTCCTGGGCTAGCAAAATTGCATCTGATCCGCGTGATGATGCGCTCACTTTAAAGCTGGCATACAACCCGTCTTTAGCTGAGGTAATGCTTTGCATACGTCCTACGGGTTTTGAATTGTCATGAGACATCAAAAGTTTTACGCGGCTAGGTTCAGGTGCGCTAATTGAACCCTCAGCAAAAACTACCTTGCCAGCTGAGGTATATCCAATTTCGCCATAAGGTGCAATTTTGCCTGAGATAGTTCGGCGGTCACCGCTATCCACAGCTTCAATATTGCCACTAAACGTTAAGATTAACGGTTGCATTAGTTGCTACTCCTTCATTAAGGCCACTAGGGCTTAGCTGTTCCATACTCTGAGCTTGTTCTAAGTCAATTAAACCTAGATTTAACATCTTTTCAATTGCATCTAAACGCGCAGCTGTATCTGCACGTAAGAAAGTTTCATCTAAAGCAAAACGCACTACGTTACCGTGCGCTGTAATATCATCCATACTTAGGCGGTTTTCAATAGCACTAATAAACGGCTGCAAAGAATAAGCTACAAACTCTTTTCTACCGTCAAGGATATTTTGGTAAGTCATACTGTTATTCATATCCGCGCTTATGTAATAGGCAGGTACGTTCATTAAGCGAGCAACCTCAGTAGCTAAGTACTGGCTACTTTCGT